TATGTTAAAAAATATTATGATGCGATTTCGCAATTCAAAATCAATATTCCTACTCCCGTTATGGCTGGTGTACGAACTCCTCTACGTCAGTATGCGAGTTGTGTATTGGTTGATATTGATGATACCTTACCTAGTATTTTCTCTGGTGATATGGCTATTGGAAGATACATCGCTCAAAGAGCTGGAATCGGAATCAATGCTGGAAGAATACGAGGCATCAATGCTAGGATCAGAGGAGGTGAGGTCCAACACACTGGTGTTATACCGTTTCTTAAAAAATTTGAAGCAACGGTTAAGTGTTGCACTCAAAATGGAGTAAGAGGTGGTTCTGCTACAGTACACTTTCCAATATGGCACCAAGAAATAGAAGATATTATCGTATTAAAAAATAATAAAGGTAGTGAAGATAATAGAGTTAGAAAATTAGATTACTCAATACAATTGTCAAAACTATTCTATGAAAGATTTATTAACAATGCAGATATAACTTTGTTTTCACCACATGAAGTGCCTGAATTATACGAGGCATGGGGAACAGATTCATTTGATGAACTTTATGAAAAAGCAGAAAGAAAAATTAGTGTTAAGAAAAGTAAAGTCAATGCACAAGAATTATTTTTTAGCATACTAAAAGAAAGAGCAGAAACAGGACGTATTTACATAATGAATATAGATCACTGTAATACTCACTCTTCCTTTAAAGATAAAATTTATATGTCTAATCTATGTCAGGAAATAACTTTACCAACCACTCCAGTACAACATATTGATGGAGAAGGTGAAATTGCTTTATGTATCTTATCTGCCATTAATGTGGGTAAGATAAACAAACGTGATGAACTACAACCATTGTGTGATTTAGCAGTAAGAGCCTTAGATGAAATAATAGATCATCAAAAGTATCCCATTGACGCTGCTGAAAAATCTACAAAGGCACGTAGAAGTTTAGGTATTGGTTACATTGGTCTTGCTCATTATCTTGCTAAAAAGGGCTATAAGTATGATCAGAAATTAGCATGGAGACAAGTTGATAAACTTACAGAAGCTTTTCAGTATTATCTATTACAAGCAAGTAATCAACTTGCAAAAGAAAAAGGTCAATGTTCAGCATTTAAACAAACAAAATACGCTGATGGTATTTTACCAATTGACACTTACAAAAAAGATGTTGATGAATTAGTCAAAAGAGAACTTACTTATGATTGGGAATATTTAAGAAAAGAAATAAAAGAACATGGTTTAAGACATAGTACATTGTCAGCACAAATGCCTAGTGAATCTTCTAGTGTAGTTTCAAATGCGACAAATGGTATTGAACCACCTAGAGATTATTTGTCTGTTAAAAAGTCTAAAAAAGGCCCATTAAAACAGATAGTGCCAGAGTATAATAAATTAAAAAACTTTTATACACTACTTTGGGACATGAAAGGGAATGAAGGATATATAAATATCGTTGCAGTAATGCAAAAGTATTTTGATCAGGCAATAAGTGGTAACTGGTCATACAATCCTGAAAATTATGAAGACGGTCAAGTACCAGTATCAGTAATGGCACAAGATTTATTAACAACATATAAGTTAGGTTGGAAGACTTCTTATTATCAAAACACATATGATAGTAAGAAAGACGAGGACGAACCTACTCATCCGATTGGGTTCCATGATAATGTACCTGAAACAAAGAAAGAAGAGGACGATCCAGAAAACTGTGATTCGTGTGCAATTTAATGAAAACTGTATTTAATAAAAGTAAAAAGTTAGACTCAACAAAACAACCAATGTTTTTTGGCGAAGACTTGGCTGTACAAAGATATGATACATTTAAGTATCCTGTATTTGATAGATTGGCACAACAACAATTGGGTTTCTTCTGGAGACCTGAAGAAGTCTCTTTACAAAAAGATAGAAACGATTATGCTCAACTATCAGAGTCACAAAAATTTATCTTTACATCTAACTTAAAATATCAAACTATGTTAGATAGTGTACAAGGTAGAGGTCCATGTTTAGCATTTTTACCATTTGTTTCTATACCTGAATTAGAAGGTGCTATTGTAGCGTGGGACTTTATGGAAACTATTCATAGTAGAAGTTACACATATATAATTAAAAATTTATATTCACAACCAAGTGAAGTTTTTGATACAATTATACAGGATGAAAAAATAGAAAAAAGAGCTAAATCTGTAACTGAAGGCTATGATGAACTGATTAACTTAGGTTATAAGTATAAACTTGATCCTAAATCAGTTGATGAATATGAACTAAAGAAAGCATTATGGTTATCATTAGTAACTGTAAATGTATTAGAAGGCTTAAGATTTTATGTATCATTTGCTTGCTCATTTGCATTTGGTGAACTTAAACTTATGGAAGGTAGTGCTAAAATATTATCATTAATTGCTAGAGATGAAAGTCAACACTTAGCAATGTCACAAAATATTATCAATGCTTACAAAAATAAAGAAAATGATAAAGTGATGAACAAAGTTATTAAAGATACAGAAAAAGAAGTTTATCAGATTTATGATGACGCAGTCCAAGAAGAAAAACGTTGGGCGACTTATTTGTTTCAAAAAGGCTCTATGATAGGTCTTTCTGAAAAATTATTACATCAATATGTTGAATATATAGCAAATAGAAGAATGAGAAGTATTGGATTAAATCAAGTTTACGAACAACCATCAAACAATAATCCATTACCGTGGACACAACATTGGTTCAATAGTCGTTCAATGCAAAACGCACCACAAGAAACTGAAATAGAAAGTTATGTTATTGGTGGTCTAAAACAAGATGTTAAAAAAGATCAATTTAAGAAATTTAAACTATAATGGCTGAAGATACTTTAAACAAGATAAATATTGTATGTCGTAACTGTGATGTATCATATTTTATTAAATGGGATGAAAAAGATGTTGAACCGACAACATGTCCATTTTGTGGTGCAGACACTTCTATAGAAGAAGAGGATGCAATTTTTGACAATGAAGAAGACCAAGACGATTGGAGTTGATTACAGTTTAACTAGTCCTGCTATATGTGTGTGTGTGGGCTCTTATAAGTTTGAAAACTGTAAGATATATTACCTTACAAATGTAAAAAAATATGAAGGTAATTTTTATAATGGACAAATAAATGGCAGACTTCATTTACCCTATACCACCGAGACACAAAGGCACGATCAAATTTCAGATTGGGCGACTGATATTATTAACGGCTATACTAATAATATTTTTATAGAAGGATATAGTTATGGTAGTAAAGGTCTTGTATTTAATTTAGCAGAAAATATGGGTGCCTTAAAACATAAACTATACAAACTAAACAAGATATTTGAAAGTATTGTACCTGGCCAAGTAAAGAAAAATGCTACAGGTAAAGGTAACGCAGATAAACTAAAAATGTATGAGCAGTTTGTAAAAGATACAGGTGTCGATTTGATAAAAGAGTTTGATCAATCAAAATTAAATAATCCAGTTACAGATATTGTTGATTCTTATTATGTGGGTAAAGCAGGTTATGATTTATAATGCAGGTGGTAAGTCAAGTGAAGTTATAATTGATTTAGAAAATAACACAGTAATTAAAAAGTTTAAAGAAGAACAAAAGAAAAAGTTTGTAAGAGGTTTAGGTTATCATTGTTATTTAAGAGAACTTGAATGTTTAAAAAGACTAAAAGGTCACAAAAACTTTCCACAGTTAATTGATTATGATGATGAAGAATTAACTATCACAATGGATTATTGTGGTACACACTTTCCCACAGACGGTCAATCAAGGCCAGAGTTGTTACAACAAGTTTATGATATAGTAAACACATTAGAAGAAAAGAATATAAAATTTACTACAACACAGTTTCCTTATCAAAATATACTTATAAAAGATAATATTATAAAGATGATAGACTTTGAGTTAGCATTACCCGATGGCAGTGATAATTTAAAATATTTTAAAAATCATCTTATAGAAACAATAAGAGAGAAATACGATATACAAAAATTTGAAAATGAGTTTAAAATATTAGTAGTAAAAGGTGTCGTTATAGACGACCATAAATATGAAAGAACATTAAGAGAGGCAAATGATATGGTAAAAAATGAATGGAATAATTATCAAAAATCCAATGTAGGCAATAGTGCTAAATGGAGAATAAACAAATTAGATTTAACTCAATATGATGGTAGTGAAAAAACACTATTAGACCTTGGTGCAAATCACGGTGAGTTTTGCGTTGAGTTAGCAAACAATTTTAAAACAACAACGGGAGTAGAACCTTTTGTAGAACCACCAAAAGAAATGCCGTCAAATATGAGATGGATTAAAAAAGGTTTTAAAGATTTTATTTCTACAAATAACGAGGAGTTTGATGTAGTATTTTCCTTTGCTATGACTATTCAAGTTAGAAATGTTGATGGATTAAATGAAACACAAATTGCTGATGGTCATTATAATTTGACCAAATCAGGTGGTATTATGATTTATGAAACTCAAAAGTTAGAAGGTAGAGAAATGAATCAAAGACACGTTGATTTAATGTTACCTGCTTTCAGAGAAAAGTTTGGCACAGAAATAAAATCAGGTAGTGCTAGAGAAAGTGGTAAAAGACAATATTACGTTTTTAAAAAATAATGATTCATATTTTTGAAACAAAACACGTTGTTAGACAGTTTACTCACGCATTTGTAGAAAAACTACCTAACAAAAAATATGATTGTATTGAAAATGCAGGTGAAGAATTTTTTAGAACATCTTGGCCTAATTTTAAAGATGATTTACAAGAAGGTGACGAGATTGTTTTTCAAGGTATTATAAGAAATACCCATACACTCAAAAAATATTTTGATACACACAATTGGTATTATTTTGACCAACCTTATTTCTTTACTTCACACTATCAAAAACATTCTGTATTTAATGATATATGGTATAGAGTAATAAAAAATAATACACAAAAAAACTATATTGATACCAATTCTAAACATAAAAAACGATTTGAAAAAATACAAGAACAAACAACTGAACTTAAACTAAAACCTTGGAGAAAACAAAGTTCCGATAGTCATATATTAGTCATACCACCATCACAACATACAGCACGATGGTATGGTTTATGCCGACACGAATGGGAAACTGAAATAGTAAAAGAATTAAAAAAACATACAGACAGGCCTATTAAGGTTAGACATAAGTTTGTAGATAATGCTGACTTTGGTCAAAAAGTACATAAACCACTACAAGAAGATTTACAAGGATGTTGGGCAATAGTTTCATGGCACTCAATGTGTGCCTCTGAAGCAGTTGTAAAGGGCATACCAAGTTTTAGTAGTATTCATTCCCCAGCTGCACCAGTAAGTTACAGTTTACAACAATTAAATAAAATAGAAAAACCAAAAATGCCAGATAGAGAACTATGGTTATATTCATTACTAGGTTCTCAATTTACAATATCAGAAATGAAGTCTGGATTTGCTTATAATTATATAAATGATAAAGATTAAAAATACAAATTATATTTTTATACACATACCCAAATGTGGAGGTACAAGTATAATTCACACTCTTAAAAAAACAAATAGAATTGATGGTGTAATAGGAAGTGCTCACTCAAAAGTTTCAGACTACTTAAATTCAAACAAAACGTATGTAACAACAGTAAGAAACCCATATAATAGATTTTTTAGTTATTATCATTTTTTAATTGAATGGAGTAAAAAGAGAGTAGATGGAAAGTTACCACTAAAGGGAAGAACAATAGAACAGTATAAACGAATAATTAAAATAATGAAAGAAATTAAATTTGAAGGTTGGGTTTATTCTTTGTTGAATAAAAATAAAATAAATAACTTAATTAAAGAGTATTACATACCACAACACGCATTTACACTTCAATATGATTGGATAAAGGATGCAAATAAATTATCAATTCATAAATTAGAAGAACAAACTATTTGGAAATTTTTAAATTTAACAAAATTACATTCAAAAAAATCTACATACAAAACAACAAAAGGATATACAAAAGAACAGGCAGAAATAGTGTATAAGTATTATCAGAAAGACTTTGACTATTTTAAATATAAAAAGGACAGTTATGAACGAACTATATGAAAAAATGAAAAAGATTGAGGTTGAATATTTACAACCTCAAAACTTCAAACAATATAAAAACTATTGGTTACCAGAAAGTATTGTAAAAGAAAGTAAAAATGTTTTATCATTTGGTGTACATAGAGATGTAGGATTTGAACAGGCGATGTGTGATGACAATCCTAATTTAAATATAAAGTGTTATGATCCAACACCAGACAGTTTAAAACTATTTAAAAATGAATTTAAGCATAAAAATAAAATGACATTTTATCCTGAAGCATATGCTAAAGAAAATGGTAAGATGAAATTTTATTATGACAAAAATGATTTAACAAAATGTTTTTCATTATTACCTTTACCACAGTTTGGTGAAAATCCATCTTATATAGAAGTAATGACACGAAACTTAACTACTATTATGAAAGAAGATATGCCACAAGTTGATATTATTAAAGCAGATATTGAAGGTGTATGGTTTGATTTTTGTAGAGAGATATTGGATAATGATATTAACTTTAAAGCATTTTTAGTAGAGTTTGAAGTTAAACTTATTGACAATGAAACAAGTTTAAAACAATACGAAAGTTTATTAAAAGAGTTTAAAGACAAAGGTTACAAGTTATATTTAAATAGACCAAGAGAAAAATGTTTAAGTGAAGCAATAATTTTGAAATGATAAAAGTTTTTTCTGAAACAACAATATTAAAACATCATAGAGAACTTTTAAAAGAATTTACAAAAAGTTTAAAAGGTAGAAAATTAAAAACTCAATGGTGTACAGCTACCGAATATTATGACGAATGTGATGTTGCAGTTATATTTGGCTCTTGGAAAAAGTTATCCAATAAAGAATATAAAGAAGGTAGAGCACCTCATCACACTTTAAAAAACAATATTGTAAAACAACATAAATCAAAACCTTTGATTGTATTTGAAACACCTTTATTAGGAAGAACGATTACACAAGACCATAGTTATTATAGAGTTGGTCTTAATCACTTTTTAAACAATCTAGCAGATTTTAATAATAACAATTCTAAACCCGATAGATTTAACTCATTTGGTTTAACTATTAAACCTTGGAGAGATAGGGGTGAACATATATTAGTTTTAGGGCAAAATATGAGTGACGCTTCATTGTTGGGAAATAGTATGGAACTGTGGATAGTTACAACAGTAAAACATTTGTTAAAAGTTACAGAAAGAAAAATAATAGTTAGAGACCATCCAGAAAATAAAAATAGATTAGAAGATATATTAAATGTTTATTTTGGCGGTAACAGTCAGGTAGAATATGATACAAATGAAAACGTAATAGATAGTTTAAAAAATGCTCATTGTTCAGTTGCATTTACAAGTGGTAGTTCCATAGATTCAATATTAGAAGGTGTGCCAGTTATACCTACAACTCAATATAACTTTGTTTGGTCTATTTCTTCACACCAATTAAACGATATTGAAAATCCTAAACTAGGTAATAGAGAACAACTACTTTACGATTTAGCATACACACAATGGAGTGTAGATGAAATAAAACAAGGCCTACCTTGGGATCATTTATATGAAAATATTAACTGTAACAACTTGGAACAATAAACTATTTGAGGCCTATGCTCATAGGTTTCAATCAACCTACAATTGGCCATTTCCTTTAAAAGTATATAACGAAGATGGTGATATGTTTGATGAAATACCAAACTGTAAACAATTTGTTGAAAGAAATAAAGGTAGACACAAATATACAAGTTATGAAGAAAAAACAAATGATTACAGAAAAGATGGTGTAAGATTTTGTTACAAAATTTATGCTTTCACACACGCAATACTAAACGAAGATGTTGATGGTATAATAGGTATTGACGCTGATAGTGTATTTTACAAATCAATTGATGAAGAATGGTTAAAAAAACATATACACAGAAACGATTGTATGATGACTTATTTGGGTAGACCAAATTATAGTGAATGTGGTTTTTTATATTTTAATTTAAAACATAAAGATACAAAAGATTATGCTAGATATATGCAGGAGTTATATGATAAAGACATTATATATACTTTAGAAGAACAACACGATAGTTATATATGGGATTATGCAAGAATGAAATTTGAAAGAGAACGTAATATAAAAAATTTTAATATAGGTGACAATAAAGTAGGTCATGTTCAAGCAAGATCAGTTCTAGGTTCAATTTACGATCATACCAAAGGACGTAGAAAACTCAATGGTCGTAGTCCAGAGGCAGTAATATGAAAATTTTAGTAATGGGTTTACCTGGTTCGGGTAAAACCACTTTAGCTGATATATTAGCAAGATTACTTAATGCAAAAAGATTAAATGCAGATGTAATCAGAGAACAATACAATGATTGGGATTTTTCAGACGAAGGTAGAAAAAGACAGGCCAATAGGATGAAAAAATTAGCAAAAGATATAACAGAAAAAAATATGAAAGTTGTTGTAGATTTTGTATGCCCAACAGAAAAAACAAGAGAAGATTTTAACGCTGACTATACTATATGGATGGATACTATAAAAGAGGGTAGATTTGATGATACAAATAAGATGTTTGTACCACCAAAAAAATATGATTTTAAAGTTTCTCATATGGATGCAAATATGTGGGCGTATTTAATTAAACAAGATATATTAGATAAAAAATGATTAATATTTTTATTGGTTATGATGAAGGTGAAAAAATAGCATTTCACGTGTTATCTGAGAGCATAAGACAACATGCAAGTGAGCCTGTAAGTATTACACCAATAGATTTATTCACAACAAGAAATATATTTAAAAGAGAAAAACAAAAAAATCAATCTACTGAATTTGCGTTTAGTAGGTTTTTAACACCATATCTATCAAACTATGAGGGTTGGTCTATTTTTATGGACTGTGATATGCTGTTAAGAACAGATATAAAAACATTATGGAATGCTAGAGATGATGATTACGCTGTAATGTGTTGTAAACATGATTACGAACCTAATCAAAATGCAAAATTTAGAGGAGCTAAAAATGAAAAGTTTCCTAAAAAGAATTGGTCAAGTGTGATGTTGATGAATAATGCTAAATGTAAAACACTAACACCTGAATATGTTAACACAGCCACAGGTTTAGAACTTCATCAATTCAAATGGTTAGAAAGTGAGAGAGAGATAGGCAGTTTACCGTTATCTTGGAATTGGTTAGTAAGTGAATATGACTATAATGTTATGGCAAACAATGTACATTTTACTTTAGGTGGTCCATATTTTAAAGGCTATAAGAATAGTGATTATGCAAAAGAGTGGTTTAATGTATATGATGATATGATAAAAATAGACTTATGATTATAACACATAAAATGGATTGGGACAAATGTTTATCTCATCAAATCTGGCCTGCAATAGAAAAAGGTTGGAAGGATGAAGGTAGACCTGTTCATTTTTTATGGGGACTAGCAGGTAGAAATGTAGATACCATACGTAAGATAAGAGAAAGGGGTGA